GTGAGCATCCCCACGAGCCAGAAGCCCGGCAAGCGCAAGGCGAAAGCCCCCAGCTACAAGGTCGGCCCGTTTCCCGACGACATCTTCAACTTCCCCTACACGCCCCCCGACAGCCCCAAGGCCGAGGTCGTCACTCTCGACGAACGCTTCGAGTACCTGGTGACCAACCCCCAACTGCACCAGGTCGCCCGCGAGATCCTCCCCGCGCCAGCCGCCGGCGGCGCCGGACGGCCCGCCGAGTACCCCCGCTACATCTACTTCATCTTCCTGTGCGCGATCTCGGTCTTCGGTTCGGCCCGTAGTACCGCAGCCCACCTCGCCCGCCCCATGTGGTGGGGAATGCTCCGCGAAGCCGTGGGCAACTACGCCGGGGAACAGGAAGCCCAGGCCCTCCCGGCCAGTGGCCCCACCCTGAGCCAGTGGAACTACGCCTTTCGTCACTACCTCAAAGCCGTCGTGCCCCAGGCCCGCGACCTCAGCCGTGACGCCTGGATCCAGCAGGCCATCGACGCCGGAATGATGGCGAAAAACCGTAATCGAGGCACCTGGATCCGACCCGAACGTGACCAGGTCATCCATGGCGACGCCACCGTCGCCAAGCCCCCGTCTATGAAAACCCACCCGACCAGCGAAGACAAAGAAACAGGAGAAATCCGAATCCACCGCGTCGACCCGGACGCCACCATGCAGACCGAAGGCGGCGGACGCCGCGTATACGGAAATAAAATGCTTTCCATCGCAATCCGCGCGGCCGACCTCCCGCACAGCCGCATCATCCTCAGTCTGGAATCAGTGCGCAGCAAATCACGCCGACATGACCAGTTGCGCGACGACGAGGGCGCGGCCGTCGTCCGCCTGGTCAAACACATCACCGCCCAGGCTCCCGGACTGCGGGCGATCACCTACGACACCGTGATCCGCGGCGTCCACCGCGCCCCGCTCATTGAAGAGGGCCTCGTCGTCTACTCGCCCCAACACGACGGCATCACCCCGCAACCCGTCCTCGAATACACCGACGGCCCCTGCATCCATATCCTGTACGCAGCAGAAGGCCGCGTCTGCGAACGCCAAGTCACCGTCGACGGGGAAACGCTCTACACGCCACTCCCTGCCCTCGACCTGGAGCCCCGCAAGGTGAAGAGGGCACGCTTCTATCACCTCCTTTCTATCCCTTGCTCCCGCGGTGACCACAAGCTTCGCATTCGGGTCGATGAAACCAAAGAGGACAGAGAAATCGACCCGTCCACCAAAAGAAAGCGCTTCAACCGCACTGAACACCTCCGGCAGATCATTCCTGGAACCAATGCCGGAAGGAGGCTCAAGGGATTCCGCCAAGACAGTGAAGCCCAACACTCCACATTCGACCAGACGTATAAACACAAAGCCGTACCCGCATACGGGGCCGACGCAGCCCTGCTCATCTACATCGGCTTCGCTTGGGTCAACAACTCCATCACCCGAGCCAAGGCCGAGGCCAGGGCCGGCCTGGCGGCCGCCGCATGACGACACCGGCTGCTGATGCCAAGGCAGCCCTGAGCCATCCTCGCCAGACCTCTGAGCTGCTGCTCTCAGGCATCCGAACCTAGCTCCCAGGTCCGCCCGTCGGAGCCGCTACACTTGCCCGGTGGCACAGCTCACGCCGTGCCACCGGGCATGTCTCGTGGGGCGTTCCTGGCATTGCCCACAAGTTGGGCAATATCAGACACATTTCCCGACACATCCCCGCCTCAGTAGCTCAGGGGATAGAGCACGGCTCTCCTAAAGCCGGTGTCGCAGGTTCGAATCCTGCCTGGGGCACTTCTCTGACCAGGTCATAGACCGTCAAAAGCCCAGCTCAGGACGTAAGTCCGGGGCTGGGCTTCTTGCTGCACTACGTTCGCACTACGTCGCCAGTACGTTCGAAATACGGGGCGGCTACACAAGATCATCGCCCAGATATCGCCCATATGATCATGGCCTTGAGCTGCAAGAAAGGCACCCCCGACCAGCGCTGGCCGGGGGTGCGCTTCGTGCCGGAGCCGAGGGGGGTCAGTTCAGCCTGTGCTCCGAGCACGTACTTGGGGAAGATCGGGGCCATGCGCTCCTGGCATATGCTCCCGACGGTAGTGCTGCGGTAGGGGGGTCGTACGGGATTTTTGAGGCGCGCGCTCCCATCAGCCCGGGAGGCGTCCGGCCTCGACCGCCCGCCCAGGCGCATCAAGATCATGTACTGCCGCATATCTGCTGCTGACATTGGATCTTGTCTGGGCAAACGTGGCAAGGGTGCCGACGAACAAGCGACTGACCGACCCCTGGCTGATGAGCCAGAGACTGGCAGTCGGCGACCGGCTACGACGACTACGGGAGTGGCGGAACCTTCGCCAACCCGACCTGGCTGAGCGGGCCGGCCTGAGTCGATACACGGTCTACCGCGCCGAGCTGGGCACGTCCCCCCTCAACGCAGACCACGCGCACCTCTTCGCCCGCGCCCTCAGCGTCCCGGTCGAGTGGCTCTTCGCGGACGACTGGACCCGATCGGACGATCCGTCCGACGTCCCGCAGCCGTAGCGGCCCCTACTCGCGCTCGAGCAACCTGCCGCTCTGCTCAGCAGCGTCGAGGGCCAGAGTGCGCAACGGTTCGCCGCAGCCCCGGTCGAGGATCAGCGCGTAGGCGAGGCACATCCGGCACATCGCATCGCCGCCCTGGACCGGCGTGATCTTCCCGGCCCGCCTGCAGCTGCTGCATTCACCGTCGGCCCATGGTGCCGCGCAGATCGCGGCGGTGTCATCGGTGTGCTCGCGGCTCATCTGGTCCCCCCGGGGAGCTGGGTGTCGTGGAGTGCAGCGGCGAGCCATACGGCCGAGGTGAGGACGCCTGGCTCGGGCAGGTGGAGCCAGCGGACGATGTCTGGGTGCAGGGCGTGGTCGCCTGGGGCGGCGATCCAGTCGCCCCGACGCAGGAGCTGGCAGCCGGTCGGGTAGTGCGAGGTGGAGCCGGTCCGGACGATCCAGTACAGGACACCGGAGCGGTGGGAGTGCAGGACTGGGCCGAGCCGGTTGCGGGTGATCGCACTGCCAAGGAGCCGCTTGGCAGCGGCGAGGCCGAGTGCCTCAGGCGTCCGGACCGCGTCCCAGCCGTAGCCGGCCGCGAGGAGGATCGCGGACATGGCGAACGCTTGGATCGCGTGCTCGTTCAGCAACCAGTCGGCCTGTGGGGCGACCGGGGCTTCCATAGCGCTCATGACGTTCCGCCCCGGTGCTCCGGGCAGGCGACGACAGCCCACACTAGGCTCTGCCCGGGCCGGACCTCGGAGGGGACGTGTCCGAACGGCAGAAGATCGCTATCAGTAAGGCCACACACAATGCAGGCGCGGCCGTGGAGCTGGTCGTCAGTGTAGGCCGGGGACTGCTGAATCTCGGACATGGAGCCTCGTTGCATCGCCAGGTGATCCAATCGCCACTCTGCGTGGCGCGTTGATTCATCGTCGCTCGCTCCCCGTCAGGCAGCCACCAATCAAACCTCAACTAGGGCACAACTTTCCTACCACTTGGCCGTCCTGGGGACTGACGTCGTGCCCAAAAACTGGGACACTCACAGTCATGCCACCTCAACTCAACGGCCGTGTCCCCAGCGAATCCGACCTGGTCACCCTAGGACTCGTCAACCTCGGCCATTTCACGTCCATGCGCGTCGACGACGGGCACGTCCGAGGACTGTCGCTCCACCTGGACCGGCTCGTCGAGAACTGCGCCCAGGTCTTCAACACGCGCCTGGACGTCGAGCGGACCCTAGACCTGATCCGCCAAGCGGTCACCGACGACGGCCGTAGCTCCAGCGGCTCCTACACGATCCGCGTCACCGTCTATGACCCCGGCCTCGAAATGGGCCACCCCGGCAGCGATGCTGCCCCGCAGATCTTCGTGACCACCCGGCCAGCAGCAATCGAGCAGCTCCCGCCGCTGACCGTAGCCGTGGCGGAGTATCAACGCGAGGTGCCCGAGGTCAAGCACATCGGGCTGTTCGCCACCATGTACTACCGGCGCCAGGCGCAGCGCGCCGGCTTCGCCGATGTGCTGTTCGTGGGCGCCGATGGCCTCGTGTCCGAAGGCGCGACCTGGAACATCGGGTTCGTGGACGCCGAAGGGCATGTCGTCTGGCCCAAGGCTGATGTCCTGGACGGCGTGACGATGCGTCTCCTGCAGGAAAATGGCGCGCACATCGTGGCACCGGTGTGCCGCGACGACCTCCGCAGCATGGCCGCCGCATTCGCGACGAACACTTCCATCGGCGTGCGGCCCATCAGCCGTATCGGCACGCTCGAACTCGACGACCAGCATCCGGCCCTGGCCGCCCTCGGCGTGGCCTATGCGAACATCCCCGGCGAACCACTGTTCTGAGGAGATCACGATGACGGGGGTCCTGGTCACCGAATGGACAGGCCGCGAGACGCGAGCGTTACGGGTTGCGCTGCGGCTGACGGTCACTGAATTCGCGAAATCCCTGCAGGTCTCTACGAACATGGTCAGCCGCTGGGAAAAGGGCGCCGAGGAGACCCGCATCCGAATGGGCAACCAGCAGTCCCTCGACACGATGCTGCAGATCGCGCTGCCCGACGCCCAGGCGCGCTTCAACGCCCTGGTGGACGGCAGCTCTACCGGGATCATCGCCGACGAGGCACAGTCCACCGCTGTGGACGAGCAGCGACGACACCCCGGTGACGGCCGACTGATGCTCCACATCCCGGAAGGAAGATTCCTCGCCGGAGACGAAGGCCGGTCACTGTACGTTGCCGACTTCTGGATCGACACGTTCCCGGTCACGAACCGCGACTACGCGACGTTCGTTACGGCGACCAGGGCGAAGCCGCCGTACCACTGGGAGGACGGCCGATACCCGGAAACCCTCGCTGATCACCCGGTGGTGTACGTCGACTGGCACGCTGCCGCAAGCTACGCCCAATGGGCGGGGAAGGAGCTTCCGACCGCACGACAGTGGGAGAAAGCCGCACGCGGACAGACAGGTAGTACCTACCCCTGGGGCAACGGCATAACGTTCGCGAAGTGCAACGTCCGCGAATCGGGCATCAAGGCCACGACGCCCGTCAGCCGTTACCGCTCCGGCGTCAGCCCGTACGGCGTGTTCGACATGTGTGGCAACGTCTGGGAGTGGCTGTCGTCCGCGTCGGAGATAGGGCGGCATGAGCTACGAGGCGGGGCCTGGACAAGCCCGTTCGACCGCTGCGCGCCGGCGACCGTCAACGATGCCCTGGCGACGATGTGCGACGACGACACCGGCTTCCGGTGCGTGGCTGCCAGCATGGAGGCCGACCCTGGCCGTCCGACGGCGGGCACTGCTGCCCAGGTACGCCACAGCGGTGGCTGCTGACCGCCCTGCTGCCCGTGTCTCGCGGCAGGTTGAGGACACGGGCCAGCGGTAGGAGGTCAGCCGCGGTGTCGACCGGTGCCGGTCGGTGCCGCTTGGGCGCGCTTCTTGGCGTAGAGGAGGACCCACTGGCGGATCGACTTCTCCAGGCGTGCGGGCACGGTGGCCATCTCCTGCTGCGTCCCGTCCGGCGATGTGAACAGTACGTACTGGTCGCCGGTCGTCTTGCGTGCGCCGGCGGCGAGGACGCCGACGGCCAGGACCCGGGTCGCGGTGATCCTGCTTCCGACGTTGGCGCCGTTCTCGATCGTCGCCGTCCATCCGGCGGCGGCGAGCTGGTCCGCGCTCGTGCGGGCCCCGCGGAGGGCCCGGTTGATGTACGTCCCGGCCGGTGCCGCCTTCGAGGCCGGCGAATACGGGTTGAGACGGCTGAGATCCATGTGACCCCCCGGTCAGAGAAGATTTGACGGCTCATCATGCACGGGGGGATCGCTTGATCACCGGGGAACTGCAGATCACGGTGGCGGAGTCGGCGGCAAGCGCGCGGCCACGTCTCTCAGCCCGGCCTCCAACCTGTTGATCGCGTCCCGGGCGGACGCGCCGCCGTTCGGCTTGAGTTGAGCCTCGATCCGGCGCTGCCCGCTCTCCAGCGCTCGCAGCCTCTCGCCGAGCCCGGGTGCGTCGCCTTCGGGCTCCAGGAGCCGCTCGATCCGTTCCACCACTTCACCTGTGTGGTGCATCCGTCCGGAGGCCCGCGCGACCCAGCCCAGCACCGCGCCGGACGCGCCCAGCGCCCCGGCGCCACCTGCCCACAGTCCGATCAAACCGTTCATCTGTTCCCCCTGCCCTTGGTCTATGCGGTGTGCGACTACGCCGGGACGTGCAGCCGGTCCCAGCTCTCCGGCCCGGGCGGCCAGGTCGCCGCCTCGCCGGTGAAGCCGCACTTCGCCTGCCAGGCCTCGTACGAGCGGACGTCACCGGGCCCGATGAGGTCCTTGGCGAGGCTGGAGTGGTAGCGGTCGCAGCCCTCGGCGACCAGGCGCTCATGCATCCGCCCGACGATCGGCGACACCCTGCCCTCCCGGAACCACGACGCCCCCGGGAACGGCTGGTACACCGGCGCGGGCGGCTTCGGCGCGGCCGGGTTCGCCCACTCCCGCATGGCCTCGGCGGTCGGGAAGTTGGCGACGTCCCGGTCGATGCCGCCGGCGAGGCCGTACTGGTGGAGCGTCCACGGGTGCTCGACCGCCGGGCGCCCGGCCGGCGAGCTCGGGTCCGCGATCCACAGGGCGTCGCCGCAGTCGCTGGTGGTGTCGATGCTCTTCCAGAAGTCCAGGTTGCAGTACAGCCCCACGCGGTGGCCCGGCCGCAGGCCCTTCACCGCGGCGATCATCGCGTCTTTCTCGGCGCAGCTGGCGTAGGTGCCGTCCTCGGTCGTCTCCCAGTCGATCCACAGGGTGTCGCCCGCCACCGACGCGGCCTGGGCCACGAAGTAAGCGGCCTGGGCGGCGATGTCGCCAGGGTGAAGGAAGTGGTAGAAGCCGAGCAGCGCGTCGGCCGCGCGGGCGTGCGCGGCCTGGGTGGCCTGCTCGTCGTTGAGCACGCTGGTGCCCTCGGTGGCCTTGATCACGACGAAGGCGGACCCTGTCAGATCGGGCGCCGGGCCCTGGTAGCTGGCGACGTCGATGCCGGGGATGGTCATGAGGTTCTCCTTGTCACGGGTTCTGGAGGGAGACGAGGCGGCCGGCGAACCAGGAGGACTGGCCTCCGACCGGGGCGGTCGACAGGGTGCTGCCGGATGTCTGGATGATCCACAGGCCGATGATGTCGCCGACGTTCAGCGGCACGCCGCTGGCCAAGACGTTCCACAGGGCGGTGTTGGCCGAGGTGATCGCCAACGGCCCGCTCCCGTTGATCGTCGTGCCGTTCTGGGTCAGGAACGGGAGCCGGGCGCCGGTGGCGTTGGCGGCCAGGCCGACGGCGCCGGAGAGGTCCCAGATTCCGGCGACCGGCACCACGTAGGGGTACGGGCTCACCGCGCTCAGGCCGGAATCCGAGTCGTGGATGACGGTGTCGCAGGTGATCTGCTGCCCGGTCCCGCCGGTCGTGATGCTCTGCGTGGTGTGCTGCTCGGCTCGGAACGAGGGCGGGCTGGACATGTACTGGGTGTAGGTCGTGATCTGGTTGAGCAGGGTCGAGGTGATCTCCTGGGCCGCGCTCCAGGAGGGCATCGTGGGCAGCGTGCGGGCCATGCGTCGTCCTCCTCAGTAGGCCAGGGTGATGCCGGGGGTGTCGACTAGGCCGAGCGTGGCCGAGTCGCACTGGTAGGTGGGGGCGCGGGCGGGCGACGTCGCCCAGGCGATCAGGTGGGTGCCTTCGCCGATCGTCTCGGTCCATCCCTCGATCAGGTGCAGGCTCGATCCGCCGGCGCCGTACGGCGACTGCTCGACCCAGTTGTTGACGGCGACGGCGCTGGAGACGGTGAGGGCGAGGACGGCGTCGTACCAGGCGGCCCCGTAGCCGGGGCGCTGCGCGAGCGTCGCGGCTTCGACCGCCAGCGGCGCGATACGCGGTGGCGGGTTCGCGCTGGCGGCGACCAGGGCGGCGCCCAGGCTCGCGGCCTCCAGGGCGTTGAGGCTGGCGGTGTCGATCTGCGTGGGGTAGACGCCGAACAGGGCCTGGCTGGTGCCGCCGCCGAGGTTGACGGTGACCTGTGACTGGCCGGAGGGCGTGACCTGCCCCTGGTTGACGGTGTACTGGAAGTCGTCGGTCCAGGCGGTCGACGGGTCCAGGTCGGTCGAGGAGCTGAGGGTGACCGAGGCGGTCGCGTTCTCGCGGATCGTCGAGGCCTGCAGGGTGAGCCGGCCGTAGGCGTCCACGAACAGCGGCATGTTCTCGGTGCGCGCGACCTGCCGCAGCATTTCGAGCGCGTTCTGGTTGTAGACGGTCTGCACGCCGGCGGGGTGCGCGGTCGGCCCGAGGTTCACCGCGGTGGTGGTGCCCAGGGTGGGCTGGTAGAGCGTGAGGCCGGTCCCGGGCGGGGTGACGGCCGTCTCGGGCGCGGGCAGGCCCGCGTAGGCCACCAGTCGTGAGACGCGCAGCCCGGTCGACTCGCCGGAGTGGCCGGTGATCGCAGCGACCGCCGGCGAGTTCCAGTTCGGGTTGATGGTCGACGACGGCAGGCTGTGGACGACGAAGTCGCTGAGCGCACCGGTGAACATCGACAGGTTCGACGGGGTGTTGGCGGCGAGCCAGCCCTCGGCGCCGCCGAGCAGGAACCGGGTGAGCGTGGGGCTCGGCGCGAACCCGGTCGACGCGGCGTTGCTGCCGAAGAAGTTGTAGCCGGGCTGGCCGTCGACGACAGCGCTGCAGAACGCGTAGCCGCCGGGGGTGGCGGCCGCGGTCTGCAGCCGGATCGAGACCTGGTGCCAGCCGCCGTCGGTCAGCGGGATCTTCGACAGCTGGGGACTGGTGAACGCGGCCACGCCGGTGCCCGTCCCGAGCGGGCCCTGGAGCACCCGCAGGTAGCCCGCGTAGTCGATCGACAGCTGCAGGACGTATCCGGTGGCGGGGTCGGACCAGGACCACACCGGCTGCAGCGGAGTCGAGGTCTGGATCCAGCAGGTGACCTGCGCGCACCCGGACATCGCGATGGAGCCCTGCAGGTACGAGCCGCTCGGGTGCGCTCCGGTGGTGACGCTGGAGACCACGATCGCGCCGCCGGAGGGCGCGAACACGGCCGTGGACTGGCCGTCGAATCCGGGCGCGGCCGCACTGGAGAAGGTCACACCGGAGCCGGCGGTGACACCGATCGTGCGGACCTGCAGGGCCTGCGCCCCGACCGGCGCGCGGCCGGACAGGTCCGAGCAGTACGTCGCGCCGGCGGGCTCGTGCAGCTGCCAGTACCCGGCGATGTACTGCGCGCCGACCGGGTCGGACAGCCACTCGCAAGCGATCATCGTCGGGAGCTTGGGGGCCTGCGTGACCAGGACCATGATGTCGGACGCGGTGATCTGCGTGTCGGCGTAGAAGCCGGTCAGTGTCGTCGGCAGGCCGGTGAGGTAGCCGGTGAACCGCCTTGAGACGGTCCCGGACAGCGGGATGAGGTCGACCCGCAGCCATGCTCCCTTGCGGATCAGTCCGGCCCACGCCCCGGACGGGTTCATCGGCGTCCAGCGGCCGTCGGAGTTGTCGACGGTCAGGGTGCACGTCGAGGCGTTGACGTCCGACAGGCCGTCGACGCGGCCGGTCGTGATGGTGATCCCGGCGGTGACGTCGACCATCTCGGTGACGTCGATCCACGCCGGCGCCGCTGCGTAGGGGCCGTCCCACGCCACGTACACCCGCGGCTGGAAAGCCCAGCCGCCCAGCTCGACGGTGAGGCTCTCGCCGGTGCCGACGGGGACGGCGCCGCGGAGCTGGCGGGGCAGGCGCGGGTGTGCCTTGCGCGGGAGCGGCCGGGTGCCGAGGCGGGTGATGTTGGGCATGTCAGGCCGTCGCCATCGCGACGGACTGCAGACGTCCGCCGTTGCGCAGGAACTTGACGAGTTGCTTGTCGAGGGTCTGGCCGTCGGGGTACTTGATGGTCAGCTCCATGTACAGCGGGTTGCCCGGACTCGATCCGGCGCCGCCCGCCGCGCCGCCGGGAGCGGTGGTGCGGCCGGCGGCGACCAGGGCTGCGGTCATCGCGGCCTGCATCGCGGGCAGCGGCGTGACGATCTCGGCCTGCCCGGCCTCGGCGACTGTGACCTGCACGCCGCCGGGCTGCGGCATCACCAGGCCGCCGGACGCCAGCATCGGCAGCTTCGGGATCGACACCCCGAACGAGTCGCCGCCGACCACGGGCACCCAGCTCGGGATGCTGACGTGCAGGCCGTCGAGGAACCCGATGGCGTCGTCGACCAGGCCGATCACGCCGTCGATCGGTGCCTTGACGATGCCGAGCAGGTCCCCGAAGGCGCTGGAGACGAAGCCGGAGATGCCGTGGAAGACGGCCTCGAAGCCATGCTCCAGGCCGGTCACCGTCTCCATGACCGGGTCGACGAACACCTCGTCGAAGAGACGCTCGCCCTCCTGGAACCAGGACGGGATGTCGTGCGTGAACAGGGTCTTGAAGAACTGCACCCCGTTGGTGAAGTCGTGCTCCAGGTCGCGGACGGTCTGCTCCACGGGATCGACGAAGGCCTCGTCGAAGAGACGCTCGCCCTCCTGGAACCAGGACGGGATGTCGTGCGTGAACAGGGTCTCGAAGAAGTGGAGGCCGTCGTCGAGAGCGCCCTCCAGGTCGTGGGCGGATTCCTCGATCGGGTCGACGAAGGCCTCGTCGAAGGCCCGCTCCGCGTCGTGCCAGATCGCCTCCAGGTCGTGCTCGACCGCGCCCCAGTGCTCGACCAGGTCGGTCACCCCGACGATGATCATCCCGATTCCGGGCAGCAGAGCCGAGATCAGTTCCTTCCAGTGGTCCTTGATGAAGTCGACACCGATATCGAAAGCATGTTCGACATCACCCCAGTGCTTGATCAGTTCGAGGATCCCGTAGCCGAGGGCGGCGACGACGGCGATGGGGATCAGGAACTCGGCGGCGACGACCGCGCCGGAGATGGCGGCGGCGCCCATCGCCGACACCACGCCCCACAGGGCGGGTAGCAGCACGGCGGCGATGCCGATGCCCAGCGCTTCGGCCACGGTCTTGTGCTTGCCGAGCCAGCCGACGACGATCTCGGCGCCGGTGGCCAGGAAGGTGAACCCCGAGACGGCGTCCTTCACCACCGGCATCAGGATCATGCCGATCTTGATGCCGAGAGTCTCGACGACCTCCCGGGCCTGGGACATTTTGAAGTCGAGAGTCTGGGTGACCTGCGACCAGCCGTCGACGTTCTTGCCCGCGCCGGTGGCGGCCGCCCCTATGCCCTTCACGTTCGCCGCGAAGGTGCTGGAGTTCTCCCCGGTCAGCATCAACGCGGTCGTCAGCCCGGTCGCGCCCCCGACCATCTTGCCGAGCGCGGCGTTGTAGGTCTGCGCTTCCGGCGCGCCGCTGGCCAGGAGGTCGTTGAAGCTGTGGGCCTTGTCGGCGACGGAGCCGAACTGCGTCATGAGGCCTTTGTTGACCGGGTCCAGGGCCTTGAGGTCGGTCGTCCACTGCTGGCTGGTGATGCTGCCCTGCAGGTAGCTCTGCGCTAGCTTCTCCAGCGGCGCGGGCATGCTGGCGATCATCGTCTTGGCGTCGGCGGCCGCCGTGGTCGAGTTCGCGAACGCGCTCTGGATCACGGTGCCGGCCGGGCCCATGTGCGAGGTAATCGCTTGGGTGAGCTCCCCCAGCGTCCCGGTCAGGCCCTTGCTGCCGAGCTGCTGGGCGACCTGGGTACTGCTCAGCCCGAGGGACTGCATCTCCTTGACCGCGACCGAGTTCGGACTCTGCAGGGAGCGGATGGTGTTCGCGAGGTCCTGGCTGGCCTGGTCCGCGCTCATCCCGTGGCCGGTCATCGTGGCCAGCGCGCCGGCGACCTGGTCGAAGCCGATGTGCGCGCTCGAGGCGAGCGGCACGACGTTGGACAGCGAGCTCCCGAGCTCCTCCATGGTGGTCTTGCCCGAGGCCACCGTCTTGACCAGTTCGTCGGTGACCGCGACCGCCTGGGAGGCCGGCAGGTGGTAGTCGTTCAGCACGTCGGTCAGCGCGTTGCCGACCGTCGACAGGTCCGCGTTGCCGACCTTGGCGCCCTCGGCCGCGGCCTGCAGCACGGTGAGCCCCTGCGCGCCGTGGAAACCGGCGGACTCGATCATGTACATACCGGCGGTGAGCTGCGACGTCGAGGTGCCCGTCGCGACGGCCATGCTCAGGATGCCGTCGGAGACCATCTTGATGTTCTTCTGCGACTCGCCCGCCCCGGTGACCAGACTGGTCATGCCGGTCTGGAACTTGGCGGCCATGTCGACGCACTTCGCGCCGACCAGGGCGGCGGCGGCCGCCACGCCGAGCAGGATCGGCCCCGAGTTCAGCAGCCCGTCCTCGTCGCGCGCGCCGGAGGCCTCGGCCTGCTTCGCCGCCGACTCCTCCGAGGAGTCGGCCATGGCCGCGTTGGACTCGTCGACGACCGCGGCGGTCTCCCGCGCGGACGCCGAGACCTCGCTGAAGACCTTCGAGGCCTCGTTGACTCCCAGCATCCGGAACACGAGGTCGGTGGAACTCACAAGGCCTCCCCTCAGGCGTCAGGTGTCAGGTGTTGCCGGGCTGGTTCAGGGCGTCGATGAACGGCGTCAGGGCGCGGATGTCGGCGACGGTGAGGAGGTCCCACTCCCAGGGGCGGACTCCGAGGTAGTGGGCGAAGAGTCCGAGGTAGTGGGCGCGGAGTCCGGCGAGGGTGTCGCGCTGGGCTGCGGCTCGGACGTGGCGGGGGACGTGCTCTCCGCCGAGCCAGGCGTAGGGTCCTCGTCCTCGCCCCCCTCCGGTGCGGCCGGGGCGTCCACCACCCGCCGGGACGTCGCCATGGACGCCAGCAGGTCGACGGACTCGGTGAACTTCGCGAACGTCAGCGTCCGCGCCGCGTCGCGGAAGCTGACGCCGTCCCGGGCCGCAGCGGCCTTGACCACGCCGATCCACAGCAGCGCCGCAGTGGACTGGGTCGTGCCGGCGGCCCGCTCGACGAGGAACTTGTTGGCCCCCATCCCGGTCTGCTTCTCCAGCTCCAGCGCCTCGGCGTACAGCAGGCTGTCCTCGTCGACGGTGATCTCGTCGCCGGCGCCGTTCAACTTGAAGGTGATCATCAGCTGCTTCCCGTCTGTAGGTCGCCCGCAGCGAGGATTCGCTCGGGCACGGCCATCGCCTCGCGCACACCGGCCTCCAGCAGGGGCTGGTTCGCGCGGATGACCTTGTCGAAGTAGGGGCGGCCGAACTGCTGCACCCAGGCGTCGTGTCCGAACACCGGGTGCCTCCACCCCTTGGCCATGTTCCAGCGCTTCCCCAACGTCCGTTGCGAGGGCGGGAGTTGGCTGGACTTCATGCGGAACGTGACGTTGGTCCGGTCGGTGCCGGTGGTGACCGAGGACCCGGTCGCGGCGGCGATCGTCGCGCGCAGCCCGGACCGGCGCTCGGCGCTGGCGGCCGCCGTCGCCCTGGTCGACCTGGACCGCGACAGCCGGTAGGCCGCACGGGCCTGCGAACCGGCCCCCGTCGACCGGCCGCCCGGCCCCTTCACCTCGGCGCGGATCTCGGCAACGATCGGCTTCGCCGCCGCGCGCAGGCCCTTCGTCAGGGTCGCGCGGACCTCCTTGTCGCACTCCGCCAGCCGTGCGGCCAGCGTGCGCAGCTGCTCGGCGCCCTCGATCTGCAGCGGCATCAGACGGTCGCGTCCGTCGACTGGATGATCACCGAGAGGGGTTCGTTGGTGAGGTCGTAGGTCGCGGTGAACGGGAAGGAGCCGTTGACGACGTCCTTGCTCGCGGCGGCCGGGCTGTCGCCGTTGAGGAAGATGTTGCTGAGCACGAACTGGGTCGCGGGCGCGGTCGCCAGCAGGGCCCCGAAGGTCACCAGGACGAACAGCGGCGTGTCCGAGTAGAACGCGTCGGCCCAGTAGGTCTTGTTGACGAAGTCGCTGCTGATCGTGCCGGTGATGGACACGAGGTCGTTGGTGACCTGCTCGTCCTTCAGGCCCTGGTTGCCGTAGTACTGGCGGTCGGTCTTCATCTTCCGCTCGACGCTCACGTCGAAGCCGGTGACGCCGTCGACCGCCGCCGCGGTGGACGCCGCCGCGATGCTGCTGCCGACCTGGACCTGGGCGTTCGCGAAGTCCCAGGGGATCGCGGCCGCGTAGGAGGGTGTGGCCTGGGTGTACGGCGTCTGCGCGTCCGCGCCGCCAGGCGGCGGCGCCGGGTACGTCGTGTCGATCAGCGGGTCGGCGAGGTACCGGGCGTCCCAGCTCGTCGTGCAGGTCAGCAGTTCGCCGGCCTTGCAGCTGAACGCGTACTTGGTGGCCTTGGTGCCGAGCACGTCGTACTGCCGCAGGACGCCGTCGACCGTGGGGATCCCGAGCTGCCAGGCGGAGCTCCGGCCTGCGATCGAGTTGCGGAACGTGTGGTCGTAGCCGTACACGGGGGCGGCCGGGGTGACGCGGCTGCCGCTCACCCAGATGCCGCCGGATGCCGCCTGGGATCCGGCGGCGCCCACCGTGTACGTGCTCGATATCTGGTTGAGCAGGGTGGTCATGTGCGAGGCCTGGCACCAGTCCAGGGGCAGTTCCATGGTCGCGGCGCGCTCGACGACGACGCGGCGCAGGGTCTCGTCGACCATGCGGCCGGCGGCCAAGCCGCTCGACTGCTTGGTGGTCTTGACGCGCTTCGGGGTGATCGAGTTCGGCTCGAACCAGGTCCAGGCCGGGCTCGCGACCACGGTGGAGTAGGCGGTCTCGGGGACCATGGCGGCGCTCGCGCCGATGCCCGCACCGACGGTGGTGATCGTCATGTCGCGTCCTCACTGGTGGTCGGGGCGGTCGGCGCCGCCGGCAGGGCGCCGGCCTGCGGCCGGGCCAGTACGGCGGCCGCGGGCGCCGGGAGCACCTCGGGCCCCGGTTCGGCCGGCGGCTCGGGGGCGGGCTGCGGGTCGGGGGCGGGCCGCGGGTCGGGGTCCAGCGGCGTCCAGCCGCCGGCCTGCCAGTGGTGCCACTCGTCGTCGGGAACGGTGATCTCGCCCCCGTCCGGGACCAGGACGTAGCCGAGCGTCGGGACGACGCGTCCCTCGCCGAACCCGTTCTTGAAGCGGGCCATCTCGTTCTCCTAGCTGGCGGTCAGTCGGGCGGTGCACTGGACGTGGAACTGGATCAGCACGCCGGCCCCGGAGGTGTCCGTCTGCGTGTCGACCTGGATCCCACCGGCGATCTGCGAGAACAGGACCGCGCGGCCCAGGGTGGTGTCGCCGGGGTCGCCGTTGGTGCCGCGAAGCAGCGTCTCGACGGTGGCCAGCAGGCTGAACGCGCCGTCGCGCAGGGCCTGCATGGTCGGGTCGCCGGACCACTGCTCGATCGCGCAGACAATCGCGTAGGTCTCGTTCCTGGACCGGGCGCCGAGGTTGGCGAACTGCTGGTCGCCGGTGACGGCAGGCAGGTCGGGGCTGAGGGGGCTGTAGCCGATCCACAGCCGGTCGTTGGCGGTGAGCTCGGTGCCGCTGACCGGTGGGCCGTCCATCACCTGGACTGTGCTGCCGAACGTGCTGGTGCAGGTCGTGACCAGGTAGTCGACGGCGGCCGGGATGCTCGAGGTCGTGATGCTCACCGGGCACCACCCGCGCAGCTGCAGTGCTGGTTCCCCAGCAGCTCGGCGTGACGGGCCCGGGCGGCCCGTTCCCGCAGGACGTGGCTGACCAGCACGGAGGCCGCGCAGATCGGGGACGCGGCCAGGTTCGGCCAGACCTGGGCCCAGAAGTCCACGATGAGCCAGTGGTTGAGGAAGGCGGTCACGCGATGCCTCCGGGGTCGCGGGTGCCCGCTCCGTCGAGGAGCTCCAGGGCGCGGTTCGGGATCGCGTAGCCCATGATCATCGTGACGTCGTCGGCGACCTGGCCGCGGACCGCGCCCGCGCCGCCGCGCTCCAGCGACCACAGGTGCCGCAGGACGATCCGCGAGCCAGTCATGATGTTGTCGGACACGATCGGGCGGCCCGCCATGTACGACACGTCGTAGGGCCCGTTGAAGAAGCTGAGGCCGGCGGTGTGGCGCATCACGCCGGTGACCGGGTCGACCGCGATCAGCGACAGGTCGTACTCCATGCCGTAGGTCATGACCGGCGTGATCGAGATGACCGGGTAGGCCTGTCCGGCAGGCTGGTAGAGCGGCGTGCTCCTGAGGATCAGCACCTCGGACATGCCGTTCTCCAGGTACCGCTCGGTGACCTGACGGACGACGACCGGGCCGCAGAGCTTCTCGATCACGGCCGTGATCGCCGAGTTGTAGGCGCGGATCCGGCTGTCGTGCGTGGTGTCGCTGGCCGGGATGTTGAGGGTCTCGCGGCAATCGGCGAGCGACAGGATCGTGCCCGCCAGCGGCGCCTCGACGTCGAAGGAATCGATCATCGCGCCGACCCCGACGCCGGGCCCCGGAGTGCCGGTGGCCAGCCACCGGTAGGTGTGCCGCCCTGCCTGGGTCGTCTGGAAGTAGGCCGTGTAGTTGCCGGCCGACGGGTACTGGATCGTCGGCGTGGCCAACGTGCCGTCCGGCTGGGTGATGGTCAGCGTGACCGCCGCAGCGGCAGCGGCCTCGTCGTCGACGTCGAGCGCGGTGAAGGTCAGGACGGCTACGCCGCCCAGGTCGTATGGCACAGCCGTCCTCCCCTCATTCCTTCCAGAGCACGCCGCAGGTCACGGTCGTGGACGTGAGCGTCGACCCCGGGGTGATCCGGAGTCGCCAGTAGCTGCCGCCCGGTACCCACAGGGCGGTGTCCTCGGTCTCCCAGCACGCGTACGGGAATCCCTGTGGAGCAAGGCTGTGCAGCTCGCCGTTGGCAACCCACGTACCGGCGCCTTCGCTGGTCGCGTTGACACCGACCAAGGTGTTGGCGGTGGAGTCCTGGCCTCGGTAGTCCACCGCCAGCGGCGTGTCTGAGGTGTTGGTCGTCACTGCCGCGCTGAACTTCCCCGCCTGGACGAGCACCGGGTGGTCGGTGCTTGTGTAGGAGTTGAGGTCGATCCACCACTTGAGGATCTGGATGGGCGTGGCGGACACCGGCCGCAGCTCGATCGCCGAGTAGGCGGTCGAGGCGGCCAGCGTCGCGGTGGTCGTGGAGACCTGGAACGTCGCCATGTCAGCCGGCGGTCCCGGTGGCGGCCGGGGCACTGGTGGTGGCCGGGGCGGCGGCCGCCGTCTTGGCCGGCGTGGCGGGCGCGCTCGCGGCCGCGGTTCCGGGGACGGCGGCCGCGGCCTGGCCCTCGTCGACCGGCGGTGCGGTCGGGGTCGGTGCGGGCTCGCTGTCGTGGCCGTGGAGCGCGGTGTACAGCTGGCCCAGGACGTCGGTGGCGCGGTCGTCGGCGGCCTGGACGTCGTTCTCGGCGACGTTAGCGATGGAGTTGATGTGGTTGTCGATGGTCACGAGCTGGCCGCTGTTGACGTGCCCGGCGACGACGGTGCGGAACTTGTCGAGGACGGACAGCAGGTCACTGGCGAGGGACACGGGGGCTCCTGTGGTTGGCGGGCTTGGCGCCGGTGGTCTCCCGGCGCGGTGTGGCGGCGGCAGTGGTCTCCCGCTGCGGCGAGGTGCTGGTGGAGCGTGCGCAGAGCCGGTCGATCCGGTTCTGCAGGTCCTGCGCGAGGCGGGTCTCGCCCACGTCCTGGGCCAGCCTCAGTTCGCGGCGCAGGCGCCCGAGGGCGTCGGAGCGCGGGACCTGTGGGGGGAAGGGCTCGGTGGTGTGCATGGGTGCCTCCAGCTGTGGGCGGCCCGGCGGCTGGTGCCGGGCCGCCGGAGCGTCAGGTCCGGCTGAGGACCACGTACGGGACCAGGCCCGTGGCTGGCGCGGTCACCGTGGTCCCCGAGCTCGTGCCGACCGTCGGCGGGGTGCCGCCCAGGGTCGGCAGCTTCGTGACGAGCGGGAGCTGGCCGGTCAGCAGTCCCTTGAACGCTGAGCTTCCGCCGGCCATGGCGTCGAACTGGGAACCGGTCGTGGTCCAGGTCTCGACGATCGCGACGCCCAGGACCAGGGGGCCCTGGTTGTTGGTCTGCGCGGCGGCGTTCTGCGGCGTGCCGACGGTGGGGACCAGCGATACCGGCGCCGCCAGGGCGATCTTGTTCGCTCCGGCGGTGAAGGTCGTCGCGGCCGAGACGCCGAGGACGGTCGCTGCGGCCGAGGACGTCGGCATCGCGGAGTACACGACCACGAAGGACGTGCTGCCCGCGGTGCCGGCCAGCGTGCCGATGCCGAACGTCACGAAGTTGATGACGTCCCCGATCTGGGCCGGGACCGCGACGACGTACGGGACCTGCGTCGCGGCGCCGGTGACGGCGGTCGTGTTGATGTCGCCGCGGCTGATGCTGCGGCGGTACTGGGAGGCGGGCTGGCCGTCCAGCAGCCATTCCTGCTCGTAGTCGGGGTAGCGCCCGCCAGGCATATCCATGGTCAGAACCCCTGTCCGGTCATGTTCAGCACGCCGTTGGCGGTGAACTGGCTGAGGGTGGCGACGGACACCGACGCTCCGGCGTTGGCCACCGTCGTGGGGCCCGAGCCGGTCTGCACGGTGCTGTAGGCCTGGTAGCGGTTCGGCATGTTCGCCACGTAGTTGTAGAGCTGGAACCGCACCTGCAGCGTCCCGCTGAGCACCTCGTTCAGGGCCCGGGTGCGCATGTCGCCCTCCCACAGGAACAGGTCGTTCCAGCGGCCGGCGACGACCGGCGTGTAGACGCCGGAGCCCGGGGTGGCGGCGGTCTGGCCGGCCGAGATCGTGGTGATCTGCGGCGCGGTGCCGCCGCCGAACGTCGTGGGAACGTTCGGGTCGAGGATGACCGGCAGGCCCATGTAGTAGCCGACCGGACCGCTCGCGGCCGGGCCGCCGTCGTCGACGGCGATCTGGTTGTACGCCATGTTGTTCGGCGTCCCGGGCACGACCAGGGGCCGCAGCTGGGAGTCGACGGTGGTCGTCAGCTGGTACCAGATCCACGGGTGGAACACCCAGTGGGTGAACGGCATCATGCGCGTCCGGGCGCCGAGCGACAGCAGCTGCCCGCAGGCCTGGAACACCGAGTTCACGACGGACGAGCTGCCGCCGTTGAGCCAGGTCTGACCTGAGGTGTTGTTCGTGTTCGCGACGTAGATGCCGGAGGCGGTCGACATCGCGCCGTTGGGCCAGATGCCGGTCAGCTGCCCCATGCCCGGCCCCCCGCCGACCATGGACTGGCCTGACAGCTGCATGGCGTAGTCCGCGGCCAGGTCGCCGAGGATGATCTCGTCGAACGCCACCGGGCTCTGGTCGAGCAGCTGCAGCGCGACGTCCTCCTGCCCCGCGACCGTGACCACGCGGGCGTTGACGAAATTGTCCTGCATGTCGCGGCCGGGGACCGTGCCGCCATCGGCGGTCTGCGGGCCGGTCGCGCTGCCCAGCTGCAGGCGCGGGATATTGATGCTGTCCGTGCCCGGGGGCAGCGGCAGCGGCCTCCACAGGTCCACGAAATCACGGCCGGCGCGCAGGTAGGGAATCAGCTCGTCGATCAGCCACAGCGGCGGGACCTCGTAGCCGCCGGTGCCGTCGGTGCGGTTCAGCGCCCGTCGCTCGAACGGGGTGTGGCCCTCGCGGATCATCCGGGCCATCGCGCGCCGCTCGGCCCGGTTCCCGCCGGCGAACGCCTCCTCGTAGGCGGCGGCCGCCGCCCGGGCCCGCGCCTCGCGGCGCTTGGGCACCTCGACCTCGAGCTCCTGGGCGTGCCGGCGCAGGCGGTTGCTGGACGCGGCGATACCGCCGTCGCCGTCACCGCGCCCCAGCTTCTCGCGCGCCATGTCCAGGAAGTAGGAGTGCCCGGAGCCGCGGCCGTAGATGGTGGGCTCCTCGCCCACCGACCAGCCGGAGCGCTGGCGCTGCTCGCCGTCGGGGGCGTTCGCGCCGGTGTTCCCGGACTCGGCCCGGGCGGCGGCGGCGCGGGCCTCGCGGTCCGCCTGCTTCTGCCGCAGGTCCAGTTCCTCGTCGAGGCCGGTGATCTCGCCGTCGAGGGTCTTGAACTGGGTGCGCTGCTCGGGCGACATGGCCGGCAGCTCGGTCAGGGTGCGCATCTGGGCCAGCAGCCCGGAGCGCTTCTCGCGCATGTCCGCGAGGACGTCGACTGGCATGACAACTCCTCTACGTCGTATGGGACGTAGCCGCAGAGGAGTGGTTGCGGGCCGTTCGCCCGGGTCGTGCCCCCGCGATCGGGTGGGGGTCGGGGCCGGGCGGCGCGGGTGCTCCGGGTCATGCTGGCTGAAAGATCAACTCTGGGCCGATGATAGCACCGGCCTGGCGGGTCGTCAGGGAGCGGAGAGCATCAGTACCCGCAGGCGGGCCCGCTCGGCTGACAGCGACTCCTGGCCGTCCTCCTCGACGATGCCGTCCGAGTCGGTGACGACGTCGTCCATGTCGCCGACGCTCTGCACCAGGCCGCCCTGGTCGTACAGGCCGCCGCCGCACTGGTCGCAGAACGCGGCGTCGGACGCGTTGGCTGCACCGCAGTTCGGGTCGGGACACTGCGGCGATCCGGTGCCGTGCGCGGCCGCGTCATGGGCGGGCTTGCCGGTGAAATCCGGCTGCGGCCCGTCGGCGGGCAGCGCCCGCGTCTCGACCCTGCGCGCCGCCCATCCGTACGGCGACGGCGCGGACGTCGCGCCGTTCCCCGCACCGCCGTTGTCGGCGTCCAGGTCCGAGGAGATGTTGGTGCCGCAGCTGGCGCAGAACTTCGCGTCGTCCGCGTTCCACACGCCGCAGCCGCACCGCTGCGTCTCGTTCTCCTGCGCGGTCGACGCCCCGCTCGAGCGGACCGCCGTGCCGCACTGGTCGCAGTAGCTGGCGTCCGCGTCGTTCGCGGAGTGGCACTGCGGGCACTCCAGGCCCTCGCCGGGCTTCGCCGAGTACGGGGCCGTGGGCGTGCGCCGCTCGCGCCCGGCGCCGGCGGCCAGGGCCCCGGCGGCGGTGACCGGCAGCGCCGTCGTCAGCGAAGCTCCGGTGGCGTTCGGGTTGGCCGCCCAGCACACCACCGAGACGTCCCCGCGGTTCAGGGAGATCTCCGTGATGCGGCGCTCCATCCAGTCCGGAGACCACTGCTGCATCAGCGCGATGAACCCGATGCTCATCTCGTCCATGTCCTGGCGCTCCATCGCCACCGCCAGGTCCTGCACCTGGGAGTGGCGGCCGTCCAGGTTCGGGGCCTCCACCAGCAGGCCGGTGGTGTCCGCCGACAGGGTCATGGTCCCGGAGCGTGTGCGAGCCATGGGGATGCCCATGGTGTTGTGCCCGATGAGGAACTGGACATCCGCGCCGTTCGCCAGGGTCCGCGCGCAAGCGCCGGCGGCCAGCGTCTCGAGGTACGGGTCTCCCCAGGAATCCCACATCTCGAACGGCTGTTCGAAGGTGGCGGCGTAGCCGCTGAACCGGAACGTCTGCGGGCCCGCGCCGGAGGGGTTGGCACGGAACTCGAACTGCGCGGGCATGCGCTGCCGACGCTCCTCGCGCCGGCCGCGCATCGACGACCGGCGCTCGCGCAGGAGCTCGGGCGGGGTGGCCACGCTCAGCGCACGGCCGGGACGAGTGATGGACATGGTGACCTCCTACGAGCCGATCTTCGGGGAGCCGACGGGCGGCGGGGTGGGCAGCACGAGCTTGTCGACCTCGGCCTGCTGTTCAGGCGTGAACGGCGGCAGTTCCAGGAGCATCGCCCGGGCCTCGCTCTGCGTGATGATCCGGGCGGCGACCATCATGTGGATCGCCTGGTAGCGCACGAGGGTGTCGGCCTGCAGCAGGCCGCCCTTGTCGAGCTTGACGTACTGGCCGCGCGGGGCCAGCGAGCCCAGCCAGCGCTCCCAGCGGCCGATCCAGCCCGCGAGGGAGTACTTGGCGAAGTCCAGCGAGCGGGACTCGACGTTGGCATAGGTGATCGCCGAGCCCTCGCTGGCCTCGCCCACCAGTTCCGGCGGGACGCCGAAGATCCCGCAGATCTGGCTGCCGGTGTACTTCTGGGTGGCCAGGAACTGGCTCTCTTCGGGCGAGACTTTCAGGTCCTGGTACTCCCAGCCGCCCGACATGACCACCGGCTCGCGGTTCCGCGTCGCGGCGAGGAACCGCTCCTTGACGGTGGTGACCTCGCGCTGGTCGGCGAACTTCTTCGCGGTCGAGTTGGAGATAATGCCGGTCGGGTGGCCGCCGGAGTCGAAGTAGTCCTGCGCGAACCTCTGCGCGGAGAACGACTGGTGGACCAGGCCCTTGGCGTAGGAGATCGGCGACAGGCCCTGGTGCATGCCGGGCATCCGGTAGGACATCCGGTGCCACACCTCGGTGCGGGCGTCCATGACCTTGTTGCCGAACTTGTAGACCGTATTGCCGTCCCGGTCGACCTGCACCCTGACGTGGTCGGGGTGCTGCAGCTCGATCTGCGTCGGATAGCCGCTCTGCCAGTCCAGGATCTTCCCGTAGACATTGCCGCGCAGCAGCAGCGACGACATACCCATGTACACGTAGTCGTTGATGTCCGCGCCGGCCGAGGGCTGGGTCAGGATCATCGGCGGATCCAGCCGCACCGACCCGGGGACGCCGGGCGTCCCCCGGTACAGCATCGGCGTCATGCAGCTCGTCACGTCCGAGAGCAGCCGCACGCACTTCCACACGGCGGCGTGCCGCATCGCGCCCTCGACGCTGCCACCGGAGTAGTCCTCCTGGGCCTGGACGTGCGCGCCGATCATCGGCGCGATGAAGCTGAGCGTGCGCGTCTCCCGGTGCCCGGCCGGGCCGCGGCCGAACAGTGCCATCAGGACTCACCGCCCCGGCCCGGGGCGGGCAGCAGCCGGTCGCAGGCCAGGCAGAAGCCGCCGGCCGCTATGAGTCCGGCGGGGTGCCAGGCCATCCACGCACCCCAGCTCACCAGGGCCGCCCCGGCCAGCCCGGGTACGAAGAGCACGGCCAGGCGCCCGAGGCGCACCGCGTGGCCGAGCCCGGCGGCCACCGTCCCGGCTGCGGCCACGCCGCAGGCGCGGGCCCGCCGCCGCAGGTGCGCGGTGCCAGCGGTCAGACGCGTCGTCATCATCGTGTTCTCGGTCACCAGATGCACTCCGTTATCGAGGGTTCCATCTGCCCGGACAGCTCGGCGGACGTCCAGACGCCCATGCACATCGCCACGGCGGCGTCGATGTGCTTCCGGGAGCGGCCCTTGGAGAGCGTGAAGCCACGCTCTCCGGGGCGCTTGTTCGCAGCCTTGACCTGTGCGGCCAGATCCGGGTCTCCGTCGTGGACCAGGGCGCCGCTGAGGATCGAGTCGTACGTCAGACCGACGGCGGGAGCCATCCGCTCCGGGGACTGGGGCATCTCGATCACCATGTAGCCCTCGTCCTCCAGCTCCATGGCGGGCAGCTGGAAGAAGCGCGGGTCGTACACCAGGCCCTGGAAGGCGGTGCCGAGCTTGCCGGCGCGGGCCTTGATCCACTCGAAGACCGCGACGTGGTCGATGTTGCCGTCGCCGGGGTACCAGATCTTCGCGGTGACCGCGCGGCGTCCGTCGGCGAGCTCGCGGACCTCGGCGACGGCCACCGAGTCGTGCTTGAGCGCCATGTCGACGGCCAAGACGGCGGGTTCGGTGCCGGTGAGGGTCCATTCGCCCTTGCAGGCGTCCCAGGCGCCGGGGTGGTCGGCCAGCCAGGATTCGTCGGCGACGTCGACCCACTCGTTCGCGAAGTACCGGCGCCAGTCGCTGTGTCGGACCTCGTCCTTGTCCCATTCGCGGACCCGGGTGTCGACCGACCAGATCACGTCGGCCGCACCGGAAGCGTCCCGGCAGGCGATGGCGCGGTCCTCGGGCCGGGTGTAGTCCAGGCCCGGGCGCGCCTGGCGCCAGTCGAAGAGGAACTTCGTGGGCTCGCCCTGGTGCATCTCGCGCAGGCCCCGCTTGTACTTCAGCCCGAGGAAGGAGTGGTCGACATCGTCGCCGGCCGTGGACAGGTCGATGACCCTGCCCGGACCGCGCCGAACCTCCCGGATTTCCCCGGATTCCAGCGGGATTCGGTACGTAAGCAGGCGCTTCGTACAGGATTTTGACACGACGTCATGGAATTTGGCCCGGGGACTGCCGGGTGCGCCGAACTCATGGATCTCGTCGGCCAACAGCAATGTCGGCTGGCCGCCCTGGTTGGTGCCGGCGACCGTCGCGGTCCGGAAGAGGCGCCCCGGACGGCCGTCGGCGAGCTTCGTCTCGCCGTCGTAGACCTCAAAGAAGCCGCACAGCGGGGCTTCCTCGACGTCCTGGTCCCGGCCGCCCATCATCGTCGAGGCGGCGGCGTAGAGGAGGTTCGCCTGGTCCCAGGACGCTGCTGCGACGACGACGTTGGGGCTGATCGGGGCGAGCTGCGGGGGGCCGCCGAACTCGAGCACGCCGAGGGCTGCGACCAGGGCGGTCTTGCCGTCGCCGCGGGCCGCGCCGCGCAGGGCTTCGTCGTAGCGCCAGGTGTCGCAGTGCGGGCAGTACTCGTACCAGCGCCAGATGAAGGCCTTCTGGTCCTGCCGGAGCAGGAAGGGCTTCCCGAAGCTGTCGCCCTCGGCCAGGATCAGGTTCTCCTGGATCCAGCGGCAGGCCAGGCCGCCGTAGGTGGGCCACAGCTGGCCCGGTTCGGGCAGCCAGCCGCAGTCGACGCAGACGTCAGCGGTCGATGCGGGCGACGCGGGGGTCTTCGTCCTGGGCACCGGTCACCTCCTTCGCCACGTAGGCGGCGTTCATGCTGGCCAAGGTGCGCTTCTCGGTGAGCAGCGCGATGCCGAGCGAGGCCCGGTTGGCGGGGCCGATGCCGATCTGCTTCTCGCAGGCCTCGACGGTCTTGAAGGCCAACTCCGCCGCGCGGTAGAGCGGGTTGAGGACGTCCTGGCCCTGCGAGCCGGTGACCAGCGGCGACTGGTCGGCGGTGCGGGACATCAGCAGGTAGCGGTTGAGCGCCTCGAGCCAGCGGGTGACCAGGTGCTCGTCGGCGGGGGTCAGCGCGGAGGCGACCGGGTCGTCCCAGTACCGGGACCAGGCGGTGACCGCGTCGGCGCACCACTCGACGCCGGGCGGAGGGTCGGGGAGGGCCAGGCGGCCACCGGCGACGGCGACCAGCTCGGCCTTGCGTCCGTTGCGCCGGTCGACGGCCGCGCCGGCGGGCTTCTTGGTCCTGGGCATCGGGGCCTCCCTCCGGCAAACGGTCGCTGGGAAAAAACGGATCGCTTGGTACCACGCAAAAAGGGAGCCAAGGGCGCGGGGTCAGGAAGATGATCATGCTAAAAAGATCATCCGGCCCGGCCGGGAGCCCCAGCGATGTCTATCGGCCTCGTCTGCGCTGCCGGCCGCCGCGCCGGCTGTTGCAGGACCGGTGCGCGGGGAGCAGCGGGCTGTCGCCGCCGCCCTGTGCCCGCGGTGTCTGGTGGTCGGCGGTCATGGGGTCGGATTCTGTGGCACGTCCGCCGCAGATGTGGCAGGCCATGTCTTGACTGACGGACTCGCGGGCGCGCTGCTGGTGCTGCCAGCCGAGGCCGCGGTCGGTGGTGTTGGCCTTGGGGCGGGAGTTCATGCGGGTGTCGAGTTCGGCCTGGCAGGCCGGGCAGCGACTGCGGCCGGTGGTGGCGTCGAACAGGACCTTGCAGTCAGGGTTGAGGCAGAACCGTTTCGGCATGTCACTCCTTCCTTGGAAGCAGTCTAGATCTACATCATCTAGATGATGAAGGATCTGCCGAGGTCTGGTCTGGCTAGGGTTCGGCTGGGCATGGCCGAGGGGCCAGCGATTCCGCTGGCCCCTCGGCTGCCTATCGTCAGTTCTCCGCGTTCGCAGCGAGGATGAGCCCGGCGCGCTCGCAGAACTCCTCCAGGCTGATGTCCCCGTCGTAACTGCGCTGGTCCCAGCCCTCGCCGAATCGCGCGACCGCACCGTCAGGGGGCGTGGTCCAGGTGTCGCTGTCAGCGTTGTCGTAGGCGTCGACGGTGCCTCGTCCCCCGCGGTAGCGCAGGTAGAGATACTGGCCATCGGCGCTCCAGGCGTCCCACTGGGATGGGTGGGAGCGGCAGGTCTGGACTGTGCGGGCCAGCACGATGGGTTCGCTCATGGCGGTCAGATCCTTGGGTTGGGGGTGAGTTCGGCAATGTCGACGAGGACGCGGCCCCGATGGTCGGTGCCGTGCCGGGTGAGTCCGCCCCGTGCTACCCGGCTGCGGATGGTGGATACCGAGATGCCCTCGTAGTCCGCTGCTGCATAGATGCTCGCAAGCGCGCGGTCCTTCTGCGCGAAGGCCTGCTTGGCGACGGCCCAGTGCTTCGGAGTGCGGTTGACCTGCTGCGATAGTGGCTGTTGCACTGCAACACCTGCTGTTGCATCAGCTGCTGGCCGGGCGGCGATGCTGATGATGTGCCACGCAGCCAGCGGCGGAACAGCGGAGACGACCGCGATCAGCGCGATAGATCGGGCGGGCAGGTAGTGGGCGCTGATGAGGTGGTCGACGACCTGGGCACTCATCGCGAGCAGCAGTGCGAGGCCGGCGCCGAGGCGCGCGGAGGACCGTTTCGGGTCGCCGGCGGGCAGCTGGTCGGCGATGATCGCGCCGATGAGTGCGTAGAGCGACATGGTGGCGGGTGCGCCGTAGGACCAGGTGCTCGACCAGCCTGCGAGGGCTGCGAGGTGGATTTCGCCGGGTGCGCACATCAGGAGTGCGACGAGGAGCGCGGTGGGTCGTCCGTAGCGGATTGCGGCGGTGACGTACCACGGTGCGGCGCTATTCTGCGGGTGAGCCATGGAGGTTGGTCTCCTGGTGGGGCCCGGCCGGGATAGCGGTCCTGGCTGGGCCCGTTGACGTGGTTGCGGGCTACATCGGGCTGGCGTCGCGCCAGTGCCGTCGGTACTGGTCGTAGTGCGGGGCGCAGAGGACGCGTTTCAGGTAGGCGTCGATCTCGTGTGGCTGCGTCCAGGGCTTCAAGCGGCCGTGTTCGGCGAGGACTTGATCCTCGAAGTCGTTGAGGAGATGTTCGATGTCGCGCGAGTTTCCGCCGGCGGCTTCGGCGAGGATCTTCTGGATCGTCTGGCGCGCGCTCACGACAACGTCAGGTTGTCGGCGTCGAGGCCCGCACAGGCGGCGTGTACGGCCACAGCCGTGCCGGTGACGTATCCGGTGGCCTGGCGGTACTCCGGCTGCGTTCCGACGTACACCAGGGTCATCGGCTTGCTGCCGAGCAGTTCGTCGCACACGGGGCAGTCCTGGTCGCAGAGCGGGTGGCCCTCCGCGAGCTGGCGAACGCCGCCGACGGTCGACAGGGGCATATCGGCGGCGACTCGCACGGGAATGATCATTTCTTGTTCCTCTTCTTCGGTCGTTTGAGGCCTGCGCGTTGGTAGGGGGTGCAGTTGCCGCGCTGCAGGTCGACGATCCAGCCGTCGGCCGCCGCCAGGACGCAGTCGGCGTCGTAGGTGTGGCCGGCGAGCGTGGATTCCGGTGAGCAGCGCGGTGAGCAGCTGGCGGGTGGTGGCTGGGCCGGTGTGGCCAGGCTTCGGCCGGTGGCGTCGAACCAGTCGATGCTGGCGAGCTCGGCGCCGTAGCGCTCGCCGGTCCAGACGTTGCGGAAGTGCGGTTCGGCGCGGTGGGCGTCGGGTGGTGCTCCGGGGATGTGGACGTCGAGGTCGGTGACCCAGCTGTGGACTCGGGGTGTGCTGTGGTGGAGCTGGGCGCCGTCGCCGAGCAGCTGCACGATGCGGTCGAGGTACGGGATGAGTTCGCCGCCGACCAGGACTTTGACGGTGCGGCGTGCGTCCCAGTAGGCGGCTTGGCGGGCGCGCTTGGCGTTGATGCGGCGCTGGCCGGAGGTCGGGATCGTCACCACACACGTCCCTCGTAGTCGGAGTGCTCGTTGCGGTGTCCGGATGGCCACACGCACCTGATCTGAGCGTCGTGGGGCGGGTTGTTCCCGCAGGTGTTCGTTGTGATCCGGTCGATGTCCTCGGCGGTGACGGTTCCGCCGCCGATGAAGGCGCCCGAGGCGAGAATTGCAGCCAGGTCGTGGGCGGTGAGCAGCCGGAGGGCTGCTGCGAGGGTCTGCAGGCGGTCTGTGTGGCCCGCTTCGGGCTCTCCCTGCTCGGAGGCGTCCTGTGCCTCTGCCTCGCTATTGCGCCAGGTGCGGCCGTGTCCGTCGGTGTGCCAGGGGTCGTCGTCGAGCTCGGTGGGCTGGTCGTGCCAGTCGTGGCCTCTGAGCTTGATGCAGGTGACGTTGATGCCGTCGCTGGGGGCGTTGCCGCCCTGGTCGCCGCAGAGGTTGTTGAAGATGAAGCTGGCGATGTCCATGGTGAGCAGGGTGCGGGTTGGCAGGCCGGCGGCGTTGATGGCGGCTGCCTGCTGGGCGGTGAAGGGCGTGCCGGAGCGGCCTTCGGTGCCGCTGCTGCAGGCTGGTGCGGTAGTTGTGGCAGTCGGCTCGACGGAGATGTTGAGTCCCTTGTGCGCGGTGCGGCTGATGATCTCGCACACGGCGGTTCTGCCGAGCTCGGTCGAGTGGCCGCGCTCCCACTGGTCGACGATGCCGAGCAGGTCGAGCAGTGCGTCTCTGGCGGTGTCGTTGGCGGTGCGGGTCCGGTTGAGCTCGGTGGTCGTCCAGTTGATGACCCTGCCGAGGGTGAGGCTTTCGGCTGCTGTGAGGGGGCGTGTCTGGGCGGTGGTGACCAGGCGCAGGAGCCGCTGGGTGCGGGTGGTGGGTCGGTTGGTCATCGTGGGCTCCGGTTGCGGCGGTGTGCGGTGAGCGAGGCGACGCCGGCGGGCAGCGGGCGCTCGACGGGGAGCGGGAGTTCCTGCTGGACGGGTTGAGTTGCGGCGCAGGTGGCGGCGTGCGGCATGAAGCGGCGTTCGAACGGGGCTTGGGGCAGGTCGGCGGTGGGGACGCGGCTGAGCCAGGTGGCCCGGTCGCCCAGGCGGGCTACGACGCTTCCCTTCGGATCGGGCTCCGGGTTGAGCGGCTGCCGGCGGCCGGCCTCGGTGAGAGACCAGCGGACGGCCTGCTTGCAGCGGCTGCAGGAGCCCAGGCCGTGTCGGCTGAACGTCACTGCGGCTCCTGGGCCGTGGTGACGGTCTGGTCTGCGGGGCGCCACAGGCGGCCGTCTGCATCGGCGTGGTAGGCCGAGGCGTGGCCGAAGGACCGGATGCACGGCTTCTCGCGGCCGGAGGGCGAGTTGCTGGCGGGGATGGTGTGGCCGCAGGTGCCGTCACCGAGCAGCGGGGCGACGGTGGCCCACATGAGGGCCTGGTCGCGGGCGTCGGCGGCGTGTCCGGCGAGGTTGTAGGCGTGGTCGAGGTGGTGTTCGCGGCGGCGTCCGGCGCGGAATGTGCTGGCGAGGGCTCCGGCGGCGGCCCGCTCGTCGCGGGCGGCGGTGAGGTAGTCGTCGGCGAGGAGCGCCCAGTGGTGGGCGTTGGCGATGGCGTCTCGGCGTTCGGTCATGATCATGCTCCTAGGCGGTGTCGGCGCGGCGGGCGCGGGGTGGTGTGAGGGTGGAGCGGACGCGGCGGGCCTCGGCCAGGCCGGCGCCGAGGGGGATGTCGGCGGCCGGGGTGTCGGGCGGGCTCTGTCGGCCTCCGGTGACGCTGATGAGGAACGCGGCCTGGACGGGTGGTCCGGGCGGCGGCTCGGTGCGGTCGGCCGGGATGTCGGCGGCCGGCGGCGGTGCGGCGGCGAGGGTGCGCGGCGGGCTCGCGCGCGCGACCGGTGGCTGAGGTCTAGGGCCAAACCAGGTCGTGTCGGCGGATGGGGTATCTACCGTAGGTAGATAGGTACTGGTAGGGGCGTCCATGGACGCGGTCCGAATAGCGTCCATGGACGCGGTCCGGGGGCGTCCATGGACGCTGTCCGGGGCCTGTTCGGAGGTTTCGGAAACCCCGCCATGGACGCTATCCGGACCGCGTCCATGGACGGTGTTCCGGATAGCGTCCACGGACGCGGTCCGGGCTGCGGCGGCCTCGGCGGTGGCCGCGTCCTTCGTCTTCTTCTTGGCGTGATGGGCGCGTTGGCGGGTCTTGCCGTACTCGTCGAGGTGCGGTGCCCAGTCGAGCGGCCCGAGGGGCATCAGCAGCTGGTGTACGGCGGTGCTGTTGGGCCGGCGGCGGGTGCTGAGGATCCCGACGCCGACCATGACCCGGATCGCGCGGGTGACGGACTCGGTGGTGCAGCCGGCGAGTGTGGCCAGGGTCTCGCGCGAGGGCCACGCGTTGCCGCCGTCGGCGTCGGCGTAGGACGCGATCCAGGTGCCGACGGTCGCGACCTTGGCCAGGTCCGCCCGGTCCAGGCGCAGCACCTCGGCGCGCAGTGCGTTGACCCAGGCGTTGCGGACGCTCTGGACGCGGGGTTCGGCATCGGGGATGTCGGTCACGTGCTCTCATCTCTCGGGAGCCGGTACGGGGCTGTGCGGGGCGCGCGGGCGGTGCGCGGGGTAATCGGCTCATGCGGTCAGCGGCCTCTGCTGGCGGGCCCGTTGTGGACGGTCAGGCCGTCGCGGACCACGGTGATGCGGTGGCCTCCGGCCTCCATCCACATCTCGAACAGCGGGTCCGGGTCGCCGTCCGTGGCCCAGACACCGCCGTCGGTGTCGCTCACGGCTACCGCGACCAGCGCCAGGAAGGCGGGCTCGTCGGGGTTCTGCTGCACCAGGTAGGTCGAGCCGGAGCCCGGGAGGTCGTGGACGGCCTCGTAGGCGATGTGGACGACGTCGCCCGGCCGCGCCGGGTACCAGGGCTGCTGCTGCAGAGCCGCGGCGCCGCCCATGAGCGCGCCGAGCTCGCCGGCCAGGTCGCGGTTCTGCTTGGCGGCCTCGGCCTGCTCCAGCGGACTGCCAGTCTCGGGGCGACGCCCGTACAGGGCGGTGGCGATGCGTTCGGCCAGGCCGTGGACGCTGCCCTCCCATGTGTTCTGGCGGGGGTGGCCGCCCGGCGCGTCGAAGGTCTCGGTGACCTTCACCGTGAGGCGGGCGGGCACCGAGCGGGGGATCAGTTCCTCCAGGGTGCGGGTGATGATGTCGCGCTGGACGTCGTGTCGGTGAGTCATCGGTCTCTCTTCTCGTGGTAGCGGGTGGCGGCCTGCTCTGAGGCCGCATCAGCGACGGCCTCGGCGCAGACCTTGTGCTGCGGCTGCCGCTGGCTGTTGATCAGGAGCGCGGGCCGGCCGCAGGTGATGCAGGGGCGGGTGTGGCCTCCGCCCCAGTGCTCCGGGCCCCAGATCAGGAGCCGGGGCACGGACCGGCCGCTTCGGTGAGCAGTCGGTGGTAGAGGTCGCGGGTGATGCGGTAGTCCCGGCAGGGGGCGCAGCGGCAGCCGGGCAGGCTGTTCTGGGCGCCGTGGCCGGTGCCGTCGGCGAGGGCCTGGCGCATCTCGGCCGTGCGCGCGCCGGCGGTTCCCCAGCGTCCGCCGGGGGCTCTGGCCTCGATGGCCATGGCGTCGGCGAGGCACTCGCGGACGACCGGGCAGCCCAGGCAGATCGCCAGGGCCGCCCGGGTCGCCGTCGAGTACGGGCTCGCGAACCACAGTTCGGTGTCGTGGCCGCGGCAGGCCGCGCGGGCCAGCCAGTCCTGCGTCACCCGGCGCCGTCCGGTTCAGGGCCCGGGTCGTCGGTGCGGGCGCCGACGAGGAGCAGGGTGTCGCCGCCCGGATGGTCCGGGTCGGCCAGGACGACGGTCGGGGATTCGCCGCGCTGCCACTGGGCGAGGCCGGCCATGATGCGGCCGTGGATCTCCGGGCGTAGCGCGGGGCTGCCGGGCGCGACGTCGTCCAGGAGGGCCTGGGCGAGGAGCAGCTCGGCGGCCTGGTCGTGGCCGGTGCCCTGCAGCAGTACGGCGGATTCCAGGAGCGTCGCGGTGCGGGTGCCGCCGGCGGCCGAGGTGAGGCGGTCGACCTCGGTGATCAGGTCGCGGAGCATCGCGGCCCAGGTGTGCGGCATCGATGAGGGCGACGTCTCGGCGTCGACCCGGGCCCGGATGTCGGCGAGGCGCGCGGCACGTCGGCAGTCCGGGCACAGGGCGCCGACGGTGCCGGGGCAGCAGCCGTGGCCGGGCGGGACCGGGCCCGGGTCGTGCGGGTCGACGGCGGCCATCAGCCCTCCGCCTCGGGGTCGAACCGGCTGTGCAGGGACAGCGGCAGGACGGTGTAGCCGGTGCCGTACTGCTCGCCGCCGACCGTCGCGTAGAGCACGAGCGGCTCGTCGTCGCCGACGGGCTCGTCGTCGGCCGTCGACGCCTCCCAGGACCAGGCGGTGACCGTGACCTGCTCGACGTCGAGGCCGGTCTCGCTGGCCAGCCACAGCCACAGGCCCGCGTCGTGCGGAGCCTCGTGGTCGGCGTGGTCCTGCGCGGCCTGGACGGTGGTGTAGAGGCCGAGCGGGACGTTGTCGTCCATCGCCCGGTACACCAGGGTGCTCGTCGGCGTGCTGAGGCTGGCGAGGTGCGCCTCGGCCTCGGCCCGGGTGTCGAACCCGCTGGCCTGGCGGCGACGGCTGTCGTCGTCGGTCCAGATGACACGCCACCCCCCGCGGTGCCGCTCGTAGTGCACGTTCTTCATGAGCCCTTCTTCCGTGCGGTGGTGTGTGGACGGGGGTGGGGCGCTGGTGGCGTACCTGGTGCTCGGTGGTGCTCTTCCAGCGCCCCGGTAGCGCGGGGTGGTTCAGGCGGTGCGGGCCCAGGACGGCGTCGCGTGGGCGGCGGCCGTCAGGTCGGCGATGTCCTGGGAGTGCTGCCAGTGCGGCGAGCCGAGCGGCACGACGACGGGGATCGGCTGGGTGCGCTCGGCGGCGCCGGTCGGATGCGGCTGCGCGGCCTGGCGCCGCAGGTCCGCCACCAGGCGGCGCGACTGGTGGAGGTACTCGCGGTCCTGGACGGCCTGCTGCTGCATCCGGCGTGCGTGCTCCAGTGCGAGCTCGCGGTCCTCGACCAGGCGGCCCATCAGGCCGTCGGCCAGGCGGCGCAGCTCGCGCTCGCCGGCCAGCTCGACCCGCAGCTGCGCGAGGTCGCCAGTAGCGGCGGCGAGCTGCTGCGCGGTCGTCGGGCGGCGGTGTGCTCCCCGGCGGCTCACCGGGCACCGCCTCTCGGGGTTCCGGTGGCGGCCTGGCCGCCGTTGGCCCGGGCGTTCAGCGCGGCCGACGGGCGGAACTTCGCGACCGTCTTCGCCGGGATACTCAGGCTCTCGCCGGTGGCGGGGTTCCGGCCGGCGCGCCCCGGCTTGTACACGGGCTCGAACACGCCGAACCCGAGGATCGCGACGCTGGCGCCCTTCCCGAGGCTGCCGCCCACGATGTCGACGAGCGCCTCGATCGCTCGCTCGGCGGAGGCCTTCCCGTCGCCGGTCCGCTCGGCGATGGCGGCAGCCAGCTGTGCCCTGTTCAGGTTCGTACTCATCAGTCAGGTGTCCTTCGGGGTGTAGGTGGTCAGGCAGGTCATGCAGGTGTAGGAGCCGGAGCGGTGCAGCGTCGCGCCGGTGTCCGCACGGCAGTTGGCGCAGGGCCGGATGCCGGCTTGGTAGCGGCGGATCCGGATCGGGCGCCGCTGCCCGGGCTCGGTGAAGCGGCGGGGCGCGAACCGGACCGCGACGGCGACGGCGCAGAACACGGCCAGGGCGACGCCGGCGCCGAGGACGTCGGGGTTCAGGCCGTTCACGCCGCGCGCCCAGGAGCGGCGGGCAGGCACCGGATCTGCTTGTTCAGCCGCTCGTTGAGGATCCGCGCGTTGGCGAGCTGGGACTCCAGCGACGCGGTGTCGGCCTCCAGGAGCTCGATACGCTGCAGGGCGCGGCGGAGGTTGAACTCGGCGATGCCCTGGTCGGCCCGGGCGGTGTCCCGCTGCGCGCGGATCCCGTCGATGAGCTGGTCGCGGTCACGGATCTTGCGGGTCTTGCTGCCGAACATGGCGGTCGTCCCTTCGATCGGTGGACGGGCCCCCGGGTGACTCCGGGGGGCCGCCGGCGGGCGGTCAGGCAGCGGCGGGGAGCAGCGGCAGGACGGAGGCGGTGAGGGCGGCGGCCAGGCCGGTCGCGTCGTCCGGGGTGAGCTCGATCCCGACCGGTCCGGTCTCTTCGGCGAGCTCCTCGCGGTACGACTGAGTGATCCGGTCGACGTTCCGCAGCGCCCAGTCGGGGCTGTGGTCGCTGAGCTGGAGGTCGGCCAGGTGCTGGCGGGCTGCGGCCAGGTCCATGAGCATCGCGCCGACGGCGACGGGGTCCTGGCCGTAGGCGTCGGCGATCCGGTCCAGGACCGTGGCGGCGAGGTCGGTGACCTCCAGCCGCACAGCCGTGCCGCCGACCGAGCTCCTCGCGGTAACCGTCACGACGCCACCACCAGCGCGCCGCCCGACAGCCGGGCGAAGGCCTCGCGCTCCCGGACCGTCCAGTTCTGTGGGTCCGCGTCGTGCTGCGCGATGAACTCGTCGTAAGGGGTGACCGGCTGGTAGCCGCACACGTGCCACACGGCGCCGGCGTACTCGGCGTCCCAGGTGGAGAGCGACTCCAGCCGGATGCCGTCGCCGTGCGTCGTGAAGAAATGGCGGGCGACCCGGGCGTGGAGTCCGGCCGCGATCCCCAGGACCAGGCGGGCGCTCTCGGGATGCCGGTGCTCCACCCCCAGGTCCACCTCCCCGTCCGTGGTGATGCACCAGTTCAGCGGGGTTCCCTCGAACTCGGGGTGCGCGGCCAGGAACAGGGCCACCGACGCTGCGGCGGCGCGGACGGTACGGGGGGTGGGTTCGGGCTGGTCAGAGGTAGGATCCGGGATCGTCACGGCCTACTCCTCTCCTGTATCTGTGAGTGGGTAGTGGCATGGGTCGTCCCGGTGGCATCCGGGGCGGCCCGCAGTCGTTGGTTAGGCCGCGCGTCGGCCGCGCGTTGCCGGGCTCTGGTCACCGGCGATGGAGATCTGCACGATGTGGTCGAGCCGAAAGAAGAGCTTTCCGGCGCTTCGCGTCGACGGAATCGCACGCTTGTACGCCTGCTCTTTCAGCCATCGGGCGGAGCAGCGAACCATTTTCAGTTCGACCACCTCCTCGGCGCTGTAGAGCCGCAGCTTCTCCTCGGCCGAGAGCTCGATAGGCGGAGCTGTGGAGGCCTTGACCTTCGAGTTCATGACATCTCCTCTCTGTTGATCGCAGCGACAGGTAGGTCCAGGGCGACCGCGATACGGCGCAGCGTCTCGTCGCTCGCTCCACACAGTCCGCGCTCGACCTCGGACAGAAAGCCCCTGTCACGCCGTGCGAGCTGGGCCATGCGCCGCAGGCTCATACCGCGAGCCTGGCGGAAGTGCCGGATTGCTGTGCCGTTCGGTGTCACGGGAGAAGAGAAGCACGCGTGAGGCTCGCAGTGCAAGTGTTTAGACTACGTTGCGAGTACGCTCCGAGGCTTGTTTTGAAAGTCATGTGCATGCGAGGCGCGCAGTGGGGGCGTGCTGCCCAACCACCGCGCCCCTTAATGGCAGGTCAAAAGGCCGAATCCGGGCCCCATGGTTGGGTCGAGTTGAGGCATCATGAGCGCATGGATGGAGACTGGGCAGGGCTCGCGCGGCGCATCGCCCACGCGCGCAGGCTCGCGAGCCTCTCGCAGGAAGAGCTCGCCGAGGCTCTCAATATCGGCAAGTCCTCCGTGCAGAAGCTCGAACGGCCGACGGCGCAATGGTCGAAGATCAGCCCGATGCATCGTCTGGTCGCCAGCTACTTCGGGTGGACGCCAGAGTCGATCGAGCGCATCCTCGACGGCCGCGAGCCGATCATGCTGACTGGCGACTCTCCGCCCAATCCTCCGCGTTCCGCGTCGGCAGCGTTCGAGGAGCTCACGGCCGGGATGTCGCCGCGCGCCGTCGAGGCGCTGCGGCGGGGCAGCACGGTGGACACGGACGTCGTCGACCTGGCCGCCGGTGAGGCGGACGTCGAGGCCGTCCTGATCTTCAAGAGCAAGGGGTGGGAGCACGTGCCAGCAGAGCGCAAGCGGGCTGTCCTGCGGAAGTGGGCGCAGTTGCAGATCGCTGCGCGAGAGATCTTCGCCGAAGAAGAGCCATCAAATCAGTAAGTCGATATTAGGAGAAGTTGTGTGCTTCTCCTTCGCGCGCGCCCACTTGTGTGCTTATCTTGCCCATACCTGAGAGGGGGGTCACTTCTCCGGGTGAGGGGGGTCCATGAGGACCATCCAGGTGGTACGCGCTGCGGGTATCCCCTACGGCGGTTGCGTCTATGTACACAAGGAGCAGGAAGACGCTGAAGTAGTTCTGCTCGACCGAGAGACATTCACGGAAGCGGATGCCTCGATCATGGCCGAGCGGCTCCAGCGCGATCCATCGCTCCTGGTGGCACTGGGTGTTGCTGTCGGATAGCAGCAACTCTCGGCACGGCGGGGCCCGGGTCAG